GGACAGTACACACATCATAACAATCTATTTAAAAAATAAAAAAGGGGATTATTCCCCTTTCTTAATAATATCGTTTACGATATTGAGCCAAGCATCAATAAATGCTTGCGTTGCCCATTCACTATAAATGATAGTAGGTTGCGCAGTTACTGCGTTAATAGATGTAATCGTTAGATTACATTGGTCTACATCGTGAGTGTATACACTTGCGAAGTTGGTTACACCGGCTACGGTGTATGTATAAGAGGTCTTCTTATCCATAATAATAATTTTTAATTAGTGTGTGGGGGACTTGTTCCGCCAAAGTATAATGGGGGTCTTGTTTCGAGGAGGTTCACACGCTCTCTAATAGGGTCTAAAAAAATTTTTCCCCTATTTTATATTTTGAAAGGATATTTTTATTATCTTTGCCGTCCAACATTATCATCCCTCGGTAACCAAAAAAGGGATTAGACATCGGATTGGTAGTTCTAAATAAGAACGAGATTTTCTCCGGTAGTTGGAAAAAGAGTTAAATATAAACTCTGGTTTGGATGAATTGCACACAGGTACGTGCGGTGAATTAACATCAAGGACATCATCCATGGGTCTATTAAGAGCACTGCCAGAGTGAAAATTAAACTTGAAAGCACAGCCATCCAGGGGGAGAGCTGTGTCAAATTTATAATAAATATAATATGAGTAAATCAAGACCAAAAACCAAACCTGTATCTAAGCCAAAAGGAGGATGTGGGTGTGGTAAATAAAATTATTTATAAATATTGGGTTATATAACAAAAAAGTTTATATCTTTGCGTAAACAAATATATATACTATGGAATTTAAACCAAACGGATCGTGGGTCGTCCTTCCAGACCCAACAGTTGATAAGACTGAATCAGGAATCATTTTAGATGAAACTACTAAGGCTGATAACGCTAAAAGGGCTAACATCCTTGAGGTATTAGCTCATGGACCTCAATGTACCTTTGTACAGGTAGGAGATAAGATTATGGTAGACCCAAGAACGGAAGCTGTTAAGGCTGAGATCGAGGAGAAGGAATATCTTATTATAGGGGAGTTTCAGATATTAGGTAAGTGGTAAAAGGAACTGTTTCCATATCATTAGAGGATTATCATACATTATTAGAGGCTTCTGCAGACTATAAGAGTAAGCAGATTAATCTAAATATCGCTATTAAAGAACTTCAAGTGTTTTTATCGTTTATATGTGATCATCCAGATATGGAGAAGCATATAAAGTCGTTTAATGAACAATCTAAGACTTCTGTAATCTCATTTATCAATGGTAGGGCAGTTATAAAACTTAAAGATGAGGAAATTAAAAATTAAATTATTATATATCCTTCATAGGATGGGTTTTCACGGCAAGAGCTGTAGAAGGCGTTTATATGATACAGAACAAGATTATCTTTGTACAATTACAGGGAATAGTCATAAAAAATTTACATTATGAGTAGTAGTAATTTAGGAGAAGATAAATATAAAGGGTATTGGATAGCTATTACGCCTCCTACAGCGTATTATGCAGATAGAGAAGATCCAACACATCTATGGACTTGTACTTTATATAGATTTAAATTAGAACAATGGGATAGAACATTTACATATACTGGTACCTATACGGATTGTGATACTTGGTCTACAGCTGCGTTTGAAGATATAAAAAACGATATTGATCCTATAACTGGGGGTGACATACAGCCGCTAATATAGTATGGCAGAGTATGTATGTCCTTGTGGTAAATCAAAACAGTTATATAAGACAACTACTGTATATAGGGATGGTAAATGGGTAGATAAGGAGGCTGAGTGTGCTTGTGGTAAATTTATGGAGCAAGTTCAAGATTTATCTAAAGATATAGAAGTCCCAAATGTAAAAAGAACAGAGCCAAGTTTAAATAAAAAGAAATAGATATGAGCGCATTTAGAACACATTTAAAAAAGATACTAGATAAAAAAGGACCTGTGAGAGGTCGTAGATGGTTTGTTAAGGATAACAAGGATGGTACTATAAAGGAAATTAAAATGGTATTTCATCCTGTAGAGTATGCAGAATTTAATCCTGACAGAAAATTGTATGGAGATAGAGCATTATTAAAAATATTAGACAAAAATTATGAAAAATATAAAGAAATTAACGGTTAAAATTAATACTACTTATAAATACCTTCAATTATGGAATGGTATATTTAATTTAACAGAAAAAGAGTTAAAAATACTATCAAGTTTTATTGACGTATCTCTAGAGGTTAAATTAGATAATTTATGTGGAGTAGAATCTAAGAAAAGGGTAGCAAAATCTTTAGGACTTAAAGATCCAAATACTTTAAATAATTATGTAAAAAGATTCAAAGATAAGGGGGTAATTAAGAAAATAGATACTAATTATAAACTCTTACCACTTTTAAACCCAGATGCTACAGGTATTGAGATTAATATTAGTAGATAATGGGTAAGATACAATATCATTTAGTTGTATCTGTATTTGTATTAGGAGATTATGATATAATTGTAATACAAGATGAAGAAGGAGAATTAATAACTATAAAAATAACAGAAGATGAGTAAAGAAGACGATCCATTAGATAAAATTATTAATAACATTAAAAATAGGGATGAACATGAGGAGTTATACCAAAAACCTCCTTCTATATTAAAGATGATAGCTAACTTTGCTATTTCTATGGCAGAATTCATAGCTAAAGGTGCTCCTATTGTTAATATGAGAGATTATAAACAAAGAGTAAGAGCATGTGGTAATTGTCCACACTTAAAGACAAAGCGTATGCAATGTGGTTTATGTGGGTGTTTTGTTGAACATAAAGCAAAAATGAAGACAGCTCAATGCCCAGACACACCTCAAAGATGGGCACCACAAACCCCTGAATATAGACCTAATGAGTAAAGAGTTGATTATCTACAAGTTAGCTAATAAATATAATCTTCCTATAAAAAAAATTAAGGAGATAGTAGAATATCAGTTTAAATATACGACTGAAGTTATGAAGAAAGGGGAGTTTGAAGCAATACGTCTTCCTTACTTTGGAAGATTTTTAGTTAATCCTAAAAGAGTTGAACATATAAATAAACTGAAGAAATGAAAATAATAGACGATTTAATATATATTAAAGAGGGCACTAAAGCTGTGCCGAGTGCATATGCTTGTACTATCTTGGAATTCAAAGGTTTAAAAGCTGAAGAATTATCTTTTGTATACTTTATGGTTGATCATAGATCTCCATATGCTGTATATGAATGGGACCAAAGGATTATAGAAGTTAAAATAAGTATATTTGGAGAAGAGGAAGAATGGGAACCTTCAACTAAGGTTATGGCTGCTTGTGGAAAGTATGATAAACTTATTGAAACGTCTGCTGTTAGACTACTAAAGGCTGCCAGAGAATCTATAGTAAAACTAGAGAAGTATTTTAGAAATATAGACTTGAACTTGATGGATGATAGAGGTAAACCTATATATGCTGCAAAGGATCTTATAAGTAACTTAGAAAAGATGGGTAAAGTAGTTGATGGATTAACTAAGTTAGAAGAGATAGTAAAAAGAGAAGAACAAGCTGCCAATACCAATAGGGGTGGGGTAGAAACTAATAAATATAATATGTAATGGATTTTATAGAGGAAATGGAGCTATATAATTCTGCAATGGATAATGCATTTAACCTTATAACAGGTAGAATGCATTTAAATGACATGTTTGTAGAGTTTGAGGAGGATGGCGATGATGATATGTTACCATTACCTTTTAATCCGTTTATGACGAGCGATTATTCAGATGACACTATAGATTTAGTTATACATCATTTTTCAGAACTTGAGGAGTATGAAAAGTGTGCAGAGTTAGTGCAAATCAAAGAACATAATGCTAAGAAGAACAGATAGAGTTAGACAATCTGCTATGGGATTCTTGAAGAATGGTTATTATACACCAGCTCTTCCAGGGACAAGGGAGTATTATGACTTTTGGGATGAGGAGAAGAAAAGATGTCTGTATGGGCACACTGTTGATAAAGGGACTGACGAGGAGTTATCTGTAACTGGCTTTCATTATTTTTATTTAAATTATTGTCCTATAGATAGAGCTATAGACGAAGTACTACCAGATGGTACTATTCAAACACGACGTGAAAGGACATTTCCAGCATTCTATGATGGTGATTACTTATATTTTCATGAGATAGATAAAGCAAGAGCTGGTAATAAACATATGATAGTTCTAAAAGCTCGTCGTAAGGGATACTCTTATAAGGCGGGTAGTATGTTAGCTAGAAATTACTTCTTTGTTAGAAATTCAAAGAACTTTGTATTTGCAGGACAAAAAGAATATTTAATTGGTGATGGTTTATTATCAAAAGCATGGGAATTCTTATCTTTTATAGATGATCATACAGCATGGGCTCAACCTAGATTAAAAGATAGGGAGATGCATAAAATGTCCGGC